CATATTTAACGCCAAAAAGAAACCCTGGATTTTTTACGTCCAGGGTGGTGTTTAATCTAGACTAGATTAAGACAATGGTAAACCACTATTGGTAGCAGCCATTGTGGTGAACACAGCGTTGCTGGCGCAGCTGGCCCAACCAGTTGTGGTCAAACCACCAGTTGCGTTGGCTACTTGAGCAGCGGCCAACACTTGTGCAGTGTTAGCATAAGCACCCTTTGGATAGATCGCCAAGTTCAGGATAGTCTGGCTGGTACCAGGACTAACTTGATACAATGCGATTGTGCCGCCGGCGCCGCCGCCAGAAATACCAGCACCAGATTGAATAGCTTGCAATGTGTTGTTGATATAACCATTCACGTTACCGCCTGTGGCGATACTTGCGTTAGCAACCAAGCTGAAAAAGTCAAGGCCGGGACCTTGAATATTAACTGACCCTTGAGCAGCAATGTTAGCTGTTCCGCTAATAGTGCCATTGCCAACGTCCATCGCAAATACTGGTTGCGTAGTTCCATTTGTTTTTGTAAAAATTGCCATAAAAAACTCCTTAGTTAAGTGGTCACTGTGGACCTGCTTTTATTTAGCATTTTGGTAAAAATCACACCTGTTGTGGATTGTTTTGCGCCGCATTTCTTGCAGTAAAGTCAAATCTATTTACTGCTTTGGCATAGCCTGCAGGGGTAGCCATGACCCAGCCTTCGTGCCCAGGATCCTTGAGATCCAACTGACGCAAGATGTCTAATTTTAAATCATGCAACAACAAGAACAGTGTAAATGCTGCCGACAGTGCACCGGTGTTGCTGTCTGGGCTATTCAAGTATTCCACAATGTTGCCAAATTTCTTGGGAGTGACCTTGGTCTGCAACCAGTCACCAAAGCCTGGCAGCAAGTTGTCAAAGTTACCACCGGGCTGTTTGATTCTATAGTTGATGTAATCCACACACAGTTTTGCTAGATCTGTAATTTGCTGTGCTCGTAACTCAGCAGGGTTAAACAATGTGGCAATGGCACGACCGTCTGCACTGTTGGCCACAGATTTGATTTGTTTGATCAAGTTGGCGTCAGGCACAATTTCTTTTCCTCCAATGGGCTCAATCAACAATAATCCAGGTATGTCATTAAAACGCACACCGCTGAGTGGTTGACGTGCATCACCTGCATCTGCGTACATAGAGTGCATGGCAATGCCGGTGTCACTGTTGCCAATGCGCTGGCCCAGGGAAGTTTTGGCAGGAATACGATACTGCACTGTGTTGGGTTTGAACACATAGTTGCCAGCTTCCAGTGGCGGGGTTGATGTGTACAACAGATCGCCCTTGACATAGCCACGGAAATTGCGTGGAGTGGCTGCTTCTAGTTTGGGCCATAAGGTGGCATACAGTTGAATTAATTCGTCTCTAGCACCCGAACGTGTGCGCTGTATGTCGGCCATCATTTGGGGTGATGTTGCCAGCCCATCATAACCTTTGGCTTCAAATCCAGAACCGTCTGTGAGCACAAACTCCCCTGTGTCAGGTTTGCGTCCAAATATCACAGCAGGTTTGCCATCCCACTTTACTGTGGTGGTCTTGGCTGGAGCATCAGCGGCCGCCGCCACAATTTGCAACGCCTTGGTCACACCAGGCAAGCCATTGCGGAACACATAATCTTCCAGGTGCTCAATGCCCTTGGCCTTGCCGCCTACTCCTGCTTCTTCTGCTTCGTAGAGTTGATATGGATTAGCACTTTCTCGTTCAACCAAAGGCTGCATTCCTTGGTTCACAATTCTATCACGCAGTCGTGCTAGAAAGTAAGTGTCTGCATGTTCTGTCACAGCATCGGGTTGTTGCAATCCTTCGCGATTCAAATAATCACGAAAATCTTTGACCTTGGCTTCTTTGTCTTTGTCTCGGGCCAACACAGCAAATATGGTTTCTACGTTTTTGAGATCTTTTTGTGTGTGTCCACGTCCCAACAATGTCTGTGCCACACGGTCAGGGTCCATGCCCCCATCCACAAGTTGATTGGTGGTTCGACTGAACATGCCATTGGCCCCCACTTTGAGTCCCAGTTGTTTGGCTATGCTGGACATCAACACATTGCGGTTCATGCCCTTGTAGGTGGAATCTTCTCCGCCCGAATAAAAAAATGTGCCCCAATCCAGGTTGGGGAAAAACATAAAGTCGGTCTGCACGTAGCCCAGTTCAGGACGTCCTTGTATGGGTGTTCGCAGGTGTACTTCTCCGCCCTTTTTGATCCATTCTGCAGGAGGCAGTTTGTGACTCACAATCCACTGCATGAGTCGGGCTGCCAATTGATCCTTGGAAATTTCACTTGTGTCCACTGCTAGGTCCATGTCGCCTGATGTGGGCGCTCGGCCTGTTGAGCCCAGCCAACGGTCACGTGGGAATTCCAATCCAGTTAATTGTTCAATCCAGGCCACGGTGGCAGGAACATCGCTTTGATTGATACGTCCTGTGAGTGGCTGGCCGTCAGCATCTTTGAATACATTGCCGCCTTCTAATAGTGTGCGTAGGCTTTTCATGGTTGTTTAATTTTTTTCAATAATGTACGACTGGGATCAAAGCTGCGACTCCAAGTCAGAGATTCTGCTATTCTGCCTTGAAGTATTTGTTTTACGGCCTCCTGAGTGCTTGTACCTGGTGGTACTTTTTTAGCCAACACTCTAGCCTGTGAATCAGAATATCCCATCCTTATCAATACTTGTTCTACGTCAGGGTTGGCGGGTGCAGCGCCTGGTGCAGTAGATTTAACACGAGGTTCATCAGGCACTGGCCGTGTCACGGTCTTGGGGTGGAACTTCATTAATGATCGCATGTCATACGTGGCTTGTGATAGATCTTGCCAGCGTTGTAACTCAGCTGCCGAATCACTTTTAGGAGCATTGAAATTCAATATGGCATTTATAGCATTGTCTAATTTTGCTATTTGTGCAGCCGCTTCTTGTTGTGCAGTGTCATCTACATATTCTGGAAGTTCTTTGTAGTTGTTGCCTAATTGTTTTTGCAAAAAGTTAGAATTTACTTGATTCATCAAACTGAGTTTTAATGCATTACGGCTGGCCTGCGGCAGTTGTGCAGGACTAGATACTCCGGCTTGTTTGACTGTGTTGGCCACAGCCTGATTCCATTTGGCTAATTCTTGGCGTGCCTGTTGACTGATAAGTGGTCCGGCGGCCTTGGCAGCGGCAGCACGTTGGTCACCATAAGCATTGTTGTTGCCAGTGTCAGGAACACCACTGAGTCCAGCATCAGCAGCCAGTTTGTCTCGTAATCTACTGCCCAATGCACCTACAATGGCACCAGTTCTAGATCCGCGAACGCCTGGTGTGCTAGGTGCCGCGGCTACCGGTGCAGCCACCGGGGTTCCGGTTGTTGACATATTTGTTGACATTGCGATTTTTGTGTCAGGCGCTGTTGCCATTGGCACATTGTATTTAGGTTGATCATATGCGGCAAAAGTAGGCGGTGCAGCGGCCATGGCAGGATCTGATTGTTGTGCAGGAGGTGTTTTTATTGGCGCAACAACTGGCTCTGGCAAAGCCGCTGGTGTTTTTTTAGTAGTTTTTGGTCTGGCCACAACATCAGTCACATTGGGATCATAGTTTGTACCAATTTGTTTTGCGGCGGAGGGACCTGTCAACTGTGGTGGTGCATCTATTGTTTGTAGTTCAGGGGCAGATGCAGTGGTAGTCACAGCGCCAGTTGCAGTCGCAGGTGCTGGCAGTTGTGGTGCCTTTCCCGGTGGCGGTGTGCTCTTCATTCTAGGAGTAGCAGTGTATTGAGGTTGCACACCTGGTCCTACACCTGTGCCATAGTTTTTTTTGGGTGGCTGATCATTGGGGGCAAGCTCCTTGAGTGTACGCTTTCGAGGCTGAGTGAGTTCAAAGATCTGCATTGGTTCTCCTGACGCTCCGTGCAAACTTTCCAGTGTCTCTGTGACGTATTGCGTTCAGCAGTTTGCGTTGTAGATTTTCAGCTTGATCTGGTGAGAATTCAGCGTCAATTTGATCCATCAAACGGATAGCACTTTCGATCAGATTGCTGGCGCGAGTTTCAATGATCGCTCTACGATCACGTTCTATATACAAGCTATCTAATTCTTCTAAGATGCTGCGTGTTTTCTTTTGCATTTGTTCACGGGCCTTTGGATTATTTAGCGGAAACGCTGTTGCAATAAATATCTGATACAAGGAAACAGTATGACCAGTCAGATCAACCCCGCTACCATAGATGGCAATTACCCCATTGCTGGCGTGCCCAACAACACACAGGGCATGCGTGACAATTT